TTTCAGGGTGCAAATTGTACGCATACTTGGTTTTTGTTCTTTGAAGGTATTTCCAAAAGAAAGTACACGGACGAGGAGCTTGAAGAGTTAAAGAATGAGACGGTAACTTATAACGGTGAGAGCCTTCCAAAGTGGCAGGCAACAGAAACGCAAAGACGACTTGAACGGGCTGTGAAGGCTTCAAAACGTGAGCTTGTTGTCCTTGATGAAGCAATAAAGAATGCAAACACAGAAGAACTGAAAAACGAGCTGAAAATGTCTTTTTCGGAGCGTTCTGTTCGGTTGAAACAGCAAGAAGCGAAATTAAAGGACCTTTGCAAGCAGACAGGACTTTATTACGATAGCGGTCGTGTTCAGGTGTTCACGCAAGAGACGGAGAATGGTATTAAGAATTGGGGCAAGTCGGTTACAAGTAAGGCAGTTGGTGCTGCTCAAAAACATTATGATATATGGCGCAAGAGTATTGGCGCAGAAAATACGCCAAAAACACTTGCAAAATATTACGAAATGAAGTATAATAATCCTGAAGAGTATAAGCGTTTGCAAAAATATACTTTGACGGTAAGAAAAGGTGAGTCGAGTCCACTTTTGGGCTATGCTGAATATAGCAAAGTGGCAAAGCAAGTGGAAGAAAGGCTTATAGGGATACGAACGGTTAATGATGTTGTTATTGAAGATTATTCAGCACACTTTGTAAGTAGGGTTATTGGAAGAAGCGGCATAACAAACAAAACAAATCGGTCGGGTGTCCAGATAGACGATATCATAGATGCACTTAAATATGGGAATGTTGGAAAAAAACAATATGACCCCAATGGTGACTTAAGTGTGGTTTTGCAGGGAGAGAAGTGTCTTGTTACTATTAACCCTGATAAAAAGAGCTTGGTTCAAACTAACAGATATAAGGGGAAGGTGAAAAAATGATTATTCCAGAAAGAGCAAAAATATTTTTGGAAAAGTATTTACCCGAATATGAAAAAATGGATAATATTGGTGATTTGCTTTATGAAGTAAACAATCTTATTGTTTTAAAAGGAATGGTGAATCAGGAATATTTAAATGATTTTGGCGCTGAAGCACAGTTAGTTTACGATGAGCTGTATGATGCAAACTAATACCACCTAACCCAAGCGGAAAGGTGGTGTTTTTATACCCAAATTCAATAAATCAAGCATTTACATTACGGTGTAGGTGCTTTTTTTATACCCAAAATTGTCCGGAATGACGATAAACTAACAATCCGAAGCAGAAAGAGACTGCGAAAACAAACTGAAAGGAGATTTTTTATGACAAGAGAGGATTTGAGAGGTATTGTTGAGGGAATTACGGATGAACAGCTGAAACGTATTCTGGATATTAATTCCTCGGACATCGGAAAGGCAAAGAGCGAGGTTGACGACTTGAAAAAGAATCTTGAAGCTGCACAGAACAAGGTATCGGAATATGAGGGTGAAATCAGCACTCTAAAGGAAAGCCTTGGTGATACGGAAAAAATGCAGCAGAAGATTGATTTTTTGCAGAAGACTATTGACGACCGCAAGGCAGAGGATGAGGCTGTTGCTGCTGAGAAGGCAATCAAAGGCAGATTTGATGCTGCGTGCGGTGAGGCAAAGTTCCTGAATGACTTTACCCGTGAAGGACTGTTCAATGAGTTCAAAACCGCTTTATCCGATGAAAAGAATGCATCAAAATCTGATGCGGAAATTTACAAGGCAATCACGGAGGGAAAAGATAATCTGTTTATGCCTGAGGACGGTATTCCCGGTGTTGTATCAAGCACAACAGGAAGCGGTTCAGCTGCGACAGATGCTGACGTCCGTGAAATTATGGGCTTGCCGCCCCTTGAAACCAAATAACAAAATGAAAGGATGATTTAAACTATGGCAAATGCAATTGAAAAATTCAAAAAGTATATTGATATGCTCGACCAGGTGTATCAGTATGCATCCGTTTCGTCTGTTCTTGACGGCAACAACAAGCTGGTGAGAATGGGCGCAAATGCAAACGAAATCATTATTCCAAAGATGACAATGGACGGTCTTGCGGATTATGATCGTGCAAATGGTTACGTGAATGGCGATGTAACTCTCACCAACGAGACAGTTACCTTTAACTACGACAGAGGACGTGCTTTCACAGTTGATGCAATGGACAACGAGGAAACGGCAGGTATTGCTTTCGGTCAGCTCTCGTCTGAGTTTATCAGAACAAAGGTTGCACCTGAAATTGATGCTTTCCGCTTTGCTCAGTATGCAGGTACAGAAGGTATAACAAAGAAGTCGGCAGCTCTCGCGGATGGTCCTGCGGTTCTGGAGGCTCTTATTGCTGCTCAGAATGCTATGGATGAAGCAGAAGTTCCTATGGAATCAAGACTTCTCTTTATTACACCCACGCTCTATAATCTGGTGGCAAATGTTGACACCACAAAATCAAAGGCGGTACTCAATTCATTCAGCTCAATCAAAAAGGTACCTCAGAGCAGATTCTATACTGCGGTTGACCTTTTTGACGGCAAGGGTGACGGTGAGACTGCCGGACATTTTGCAAAGAGTGCTGATGGCGTAAACATCAACTTTATGGCAATTGAAAAGTCAGCTGCCATTCAGTACCAGAAGCACGTTGTGAACAAGGTAGTAACGCCCGAAGCAAACCAGACCTCTGATGGTTGGAAATTCTTCTACCGTTCTTATGGCATTACCGATGTTTATGAAAACAAGGTAAACGGCATCTATCTGCATCACGCAACAGCATAAGTAAAGGGCGGATTATCCGCCCTTTTATCACAAGGAGGCGAGAATATGAGAACTGTTGGTCTTAAGGTCACAAAGAAACCTGAAAAGGCACCTGCAAAGAATGATACAAAGAAGCCTGAAAAGGGTGAGAAGGATGCTAAGTAAAATAAGCTATGCATTTTATTTCAATACCTTCAACAATGGCTGCAAAGGAGTTTTGCATAAGGAAAGTTTTCCGATGTATGTGGCAAAGGCTTGGCGTGAGCTTGAATCCTTGCTTGCATCAAAGCCTGAAGAACAGCATTTTGATTCAGTTACGTGTGCTGTATGTGAAATTGCTGAAGAGATTTACAAGGGCGAAGGCAGACAGGGCATAAAAAGTGAGAACATTGACGGATATTCGGTGACTTATGCGGACGAGACTTCCTTAAAGCGTAAAATTATTGAAATTGCCGTAAAACGTCTGCACAAGACGGGACTTTTGTATATGGGGGTGGAAAGATGCTGACAAATGACAAGGTATTTTTCCTCAGGTACAGCGGAGAAACGGAAAAATATGAGCCTATAGGGGCTTGTGATGCGTGGGTATTTCATAAAAATGCCATTTCCGACAGTGTAAAAGGCGTTGAAAATGCAGATGTTGTACATATCCGCATACGAAAAGAGAATATTGCGTCCATAAAGAAGGGTGACTATGTTTTTGTTGGTGAGACGGAAGGAAAGATGCCTGATATTGCAGATTGTCAAAAGGTCACAAGGGTTTCAAATAACAAATTTGGAACAGTTCCTCACTGGCACATTGAAGTGGGGGTGTAGCCTATGGCATTGGGCGGAGGTGTAAGCTTCCGGTTTGAAACTGACAGCGTAGATAAGCTCATAAGTAAAAGAGGCTTGGAACCAAACGGAAGAGTACAGAAGTTTGTTGACAGCGAAGTAATGCGGCATATGGAAAAATATATGCCAAAGCTGACAGGCACGATGATAAACAGTATGATTCTTGCGACAAGGGTCGGCAGCGGTGAAGTCGAGGTCAATACACCTTATGCAAGACGTGTAAGCAAGAAGGCGAGAAGCAACGGGTTGAGAGGTGCTCGGTTCTTTGGACGGATGAAAGCTGATTGTGCAGATGATATTCTTCGTGGAGCTGCAATAATTTCAGGAGGTGTGGCGGAAAAGTGATTGATGAAATAAGAGATTTCATAAAGGCTTGCCCTCTGCTTTCGGGGAATTCCATAAATGTCAACTATTTAGGTGACGAAAAAAAGACATATTCCATTGAGAACACGCCTGCAAATCCTGTCATAAAGGAATATGCTGACGGTGGAAAGCTTTGTCAACAGCTTTTTGTTTTCGCATCCCGTGAGCTTTATTGTGATGCTCCGGAGGAAAATGCAAAGGTAACAAGGTTTTATGAAGCTTTTTCGGATTGGATTCAGGAGCAGGACAAAAAGCGGAATTTTCCGGTATTGGAAGGCAAATGTACAGCACAAAGCATAGAGGTCCTTACGGAGCAATATGTGTATGATGTTGGAAATTCGGACGCACGGTATCAGATACAGTGCCGTCTGGTTTATTACAAAGATTTTTAAAATGAGAAGGGAGAAAAGAAAATGAATGAAACATTGGCAGTATTTAAAAGAAGTGACAAGGTAGCGTTTTTTGGAGTGCCTTCGGAGGATGGTACATATACCTTTCATAGAATGAAGGGTTTTGATGATATTTCAACATCAAAGAATCCAAAGGAGTATTCGAGACAGTATGTGGACGAGGATTTTGAACAGACTGACGTTGTGGGATATAATCCTTCAATTGCTTTCAACTTCGACCGCATAAAGGAAAATGCGGTTCACAATGATATTATCAGCATTTATGATGGTGAAAAAGTAGGTGCTGATGCGGTTCGCCCCATTGTTATTGTTGATATGTCTGACAAGTCTGCAATCAAGCGTGAATTTGCGGTTATTGCGGAAAACGAAGGAAGCGGAACTGAGGCATACAAGTACAGCGGCACATTCCGTGTCAAGGGTGACAAGGTTGTGGGTATTGCAAGCTCGGATGATGACTGGCAGACAATTAACTTTGCGGAGGCTCCAACGGGGGAGTAATGACGCCTCCTGCGGGTGGAGGTTTACCAAATCCTTACCCTGATGAACCTATGGAATCTCTACCGGATGAGGAGGCAGAAACAGAAGAAACAACGGACGAAACCGTTGAATAACAATCAGGGGCGGTTTTTCCGCCTCTGCATATTTTTAAGGAGGATATATAATGGCAAATATGACGGATAAGTTTGAATTTACTTCGATAACCGTTGAACTCGAAATCTGCGGAAAAAAATATGACGTAACTATGGACAATAACACATTGAAATTATGTAGAGATATACAGAAAAAGGCGGGCGAAATGGCAAAGCAGGTCTTTGAAGATAATAATGCTGTATCGGATGAAAAAGCGTGTAAATTCTTCCTTGATAGTATTGATAAGATTTTGGGAAAGGGTAGTTCGACAGTTATCTTTATGGGAAGGCAAAAGAATATGCTTGATGCGGCGCATCTTTTCAACTTCATCATAAGAAAGCTTACAGCGGATTTTAGGCACGAAATGGACTTTCTGGGGCTGAGTGAATGAGCATACTGACGGAAAAGCTGCCTGAAACAGTGTTTATTGGCGGCAGGGAATACAAAATATATACGGATTTTCGTGTGTGGATAAGGTTTTCACAGATTGCCTTTGCAAAACAGCAGGATACGGTTTCTTTCGCAAAAATGCTGTCTATGGTGATGTATGATGGTGAGGATTGTCCCCCACTTAACAATGAAACCTTGTGGGCGTTGATGAATTTTTATTCAAATGACAAGGGAAGCAACAGCTCTGAGGGACATTCATCAGGAAAGCGACAGTTTGATTATGATTTTGATGCAGGACGTATATATGCTGCGTTTATGCAGCAGTACAATATTGACCTGACCCGAACCGATATGCATTGGTGGCTGTTTAAAACTCTATTTGATGGTATTTCGGAAGAAACTCATTTTGGGAAAATTCTGCAATATCGTGGTATGAATCTTTCTGATGTCAAAAACAAGGAAATGAGGAGGCATTACGAACGAATGAAAAGAGTTTATGCCATTCCCGATAATCGTTCGGAAGAGGAAAAAGAACGGGATTTTACTGAAGGATTGGCGAGCGTTTTTTGATAAAAAGTTTTAAATTATTTTTCAAAAACCTCTTGACTTTAGGTTAAACCTATGATATAATAAATATATCAGTTAAGGGTGATTAGGTTATTCCCTCAGAAAGGGGGAGTTATGGAACAGTTAATACTTATGTTTTACATAATATTGCTCACCGTAATCGTTCTTAAAAAGAAATAACCGCACCTTAGCGGTACGGCATTCCTTCACATACTAGTTAATCGAGGGATGACCGACCGTCCAAAGTAAATCACCCTGACTGATATTATAATATCACACAGAAAGGGAAAAGTCAAGTGTCCGAAAAAGAAAAGTACTTACCTCAAAAAAAATACGATAAAGACCACACTATTTTCATTGGCTTAAAGCTAAACCTGAAGACAGATGAAGATATACTAAAAGCACTTGAAGGAAAAGCAAAACAAACTGAAATAAAAAGACTTATACGTAAGGGCTTGAAAAAAATGGATTAAGGATTAAAACGCTATGCGGAAACATAGCGTTTTTTGATGAAAAAAAAGTTGTTGCAAAAAAATGTATTTAGTGTTACAATGATTCTGCTAAGGTGAATAATGGAAAAATATTACAGAAAATGAGGCGGAATTGATGTTGTCAAAATTGAAAAGTGATTACTTGATAAAAAATGGTGTTTTAGAAGAACGATACATAGTAGGTAAGGATGCATACGAAGAACTTACACCAGAAGAAAAAAAGTATGCTAAGGAATACCTAAACGGACAGTATATTGTGGAAATCCCCCAAAAAGTTTCATCTGAAGAAGTCAGCGAGATAGTGCAAATTCGAATGGCAGAGGATATATCAGATATAAAAAGATATGCAAAAATAATCTGCGGAATAATGGTTGTTTCACTTGTGTTAGGACTTATCGCAGGATTATATTCGGTAATTTCAATTGTTTCGGTGTTATAAAATTACATAGAAAAGAGGAAAAAGTATGAAATACATTGATGAAATAAATAAACACTTTCTTCATAAAAACGGACATTATTTTAGAGAAGGAAATCCTGAATACACTTCACCTGAAATTGATTTTTTGCTAAAAGCAGAAATCGAAGATAAACTTGATGCTACAGAAAAGCACCTGAAAATTATAAAGTATTGTGCATTAGTTTTTGTAGCAAGTAATCTTGTTTCCCTAATTATGGGAATTGTGGCTCTTACCAAAATGATAGAGTTTTTTAATTAGTTATAGGCTTTTGAATATTATGCTGAAAGGAGAATGATTATGACGATAAACAAAATAAGAACATTGTTTCGAATAGTTATAAAAGTGATTTTAGTAGTAGGAGGTATAGGCGGTATTCTTTGTGGAATTGCTTTTATGGGACCAAGTGCAGATGCTATGAAATATCCTTCATTGTATAACGGAGAAGTAGGGTGGACACTTGCGAGTACAATAGCGACTGTTGTTGTATGGCTTTGCAGCACTATTTTAGCTTTGGCTTTATATGGTCAAATTGCTTTGATTGAAATGGTACATAGAATTTTAACAATAAAAGAAAAAGAATTTGCATTACTCAAAACGGAAGAGTAGATGTTTGAAAAAATTAATATTTCTATTAAGCATTACACATCGGTGTAGTGCTTTTTCTTTGCCCATTTTTAGAAAGGAGAGGTATTATGTCGGGAAAATATGATGGAAGTCTTGTATACGATACAAAAATTAATACGGATGGTTTTGAGCGCGGTTTTGGACAAATGAAAAATAAAGCAAAGGTGTCAAGTGTTGAGATAAAAAAATCTTTGGAAGATACTCGGGATACTCTTGAAAGCTTTAATAAGACGGCTAAAAAATTAGTTTTAGGAACGGCTGCTATTGGAGCGGGTGTTCTTTCTTTAGGCATACGCTATAATGCTCAAATGGAACAATATAATGCTGGGTTCACTACAATGCTAGGTAATGCTGAAAAAGCACAAAAGCTTATGAGTGATTTAAAAGGCTTCGCTGCAGAAACTCCGTTTGAACTTACTGACCTTGCAAATGCGAGTACAACGCTCTTGGCGTTTGGCGAAGACGTTAATCAACTTATGCCTGACTTAAAAATGCTTGGAGATATTTCTCTCGGTAATTCTGAAAAATTTAAGGGTTTGGCTCTTGTTTTCGGTCAGGTGCAATCTCAGGGAAGGCTAATGGGTCAAGACCTTTTGCAGATGATAAATCAGGGATTTAATCCATTACAGATTATTTCTGAAAAAACAGGAAAAAGCGTTGCAACACTCAAAGATGAAATGTCAAAAGGTCAAATTACTTTTGAAATGGTTGCTGATGCAATGAAAACTGCAACAAGTGAGGGCGGTCAGTTTTATAATGCGATGCAAACGCAGGCAAAGACACTTTCGGGGCAATGGTCGACCTTAAAGGATAATATAACAGCTTTAACAGGTGAAATGTCAGAGGATATTTCCAAAAAGCTTACAACTACTGTTCTTCCTGACCTTATAGACAAAGTAGAATTGTTAAATCAAATGTGGGAAGATGGTCGGCTTCAGGATTATATAGGAACAGCAACGGCAGCATTGGCGGCGTTTGGAACGGCAATTGTTGGCTTGAATGCCGCTCTTTTTATAAATGATTTAATACAAATTAAAAAGGGGGTAGAGGGGTTTACCGCTGCAACAAAAGCAGGTACTGCAGCACAAAAATTGATGAATGCGGAACTGTTGAAAAATCCTTATACCCTTGCTCTTACAGCGGTCGTCGCATTAACTGCGGGAATTGTTACATATGCTGCAACGCATAAGTCAGCTCTTTCGGATATAAGAAAATCTTACGAGGATGCAGTAGAAGCGGAAGAAAAAGCTATTGTGACAGAAAAGGCGCAGGCAGAACAAGCAATTATATTAAAAAACAGACTTTTAGAACTTGAGAAACAGACAAAAAACGGTACGCATTCGGATGAACAGGCAACAAAATTAAAGAAGGAGTTTAGTGCTGTTGCGGAACAACTTGCAGAATTTATTCCTGAGATAACAAATGCGATATATGATGAAAATGGTGCAATAGATATACAGGTTACAAAAGTTGAACAGCTTACACAGGCTTATTATGATTTGGTGACGGCGAAGGCTTTGGCAAATGCTTATCAAGGGAAAATTGATGCCGCTGTAAAAGCTAAAGTTGATATACAGGATGAAATAGATGCGTTAGATTATAGCGATAAATATATTACTCAAGAAACAATAAAGTGGGACAAAAATGACGTATATGCTCCTAAAAAAAGAAAAATAGAGATAGTTAATACACCAAAATACCAAGCTCTACTTGATGAACAAGAAAAGTTTGACAATGAAATAAGCAAATGGCAAAAAAAACAAGCTAGTGAACTTATTAAGATTCAAGATATTTCAAGTGATGATAAAAGAGATAAATTGGATAGTGGCGGAGGGTTAACTGGCGGAAGTAGCGGAACTTCTTCGGGTACAAAAAAGCAAGGGGGAACACTAGATGAAGAATTGCGAAAATTAAAGCATTCCCTCGCTATGGCGGAAATAACAGAAGAAGAGTATTACAATGACCTTGAAAAACTCCGAGATACATATTTAAAAGAAGGCACCGAAGAATGGCAGCAATACACAGAAGATATTTATGCCTTTAAGAAAAAACAAGCCGAGGCGGCACGTGACAAGGAATTCCGTGACCTGAAGCACTCTCTCGCCATGGAGGAGATAACCGAAGCGGAATATTACAGCAAGCTTGAAGAGCTTCGTGACAAATACTTTGAAGAAGGTTCGGATGATTGGCAGCAATATACGGAGGAGATTTATGGTTACAGCAAAAAGACAGTCGAAGACTTTGTTGACAAGCTGGAGGATGCTCAGTCCGAAGCAGAAAAGACTATGGAGGAGCTTCGGGACAAGCAGAAACGGATTTCGGATAATCTAATGTCCGACAAGTCTCCTGTTGAGTATGGCACTATTGACGGTCAGGCATTTGTTAATCTGGCGAATTATGATGTCGAAAATTACAAGCTGGAGAAATACAACAAAATGCTGAATGAGCTTTTTGAAAAGAGACCTGACCTTCCGAGGTCGGTTCTGGAAGAACTTCAGGGTATGGATATTGACCGTGGAATGAAGTATGTTGAAGCTCTGATGCGTGCCAGCGATTCACAGTATGCATCCTTCGTGAAGGGCAGAAATCTTGAAGCGGAAAAATCTTCTCTTATCAGTTCAAGGTTAACGGAAGATGAAGTTGAAGAAACGAAGAAGATTTTGGAGGACAAGTTTGGACAGCTCCCCGAAGACTTTTTCCAAATCGGTGAAGACAGCATAGAGCAATTTGGACAGGGCTTTCTTGAAGGATTGGGAGTTATGATGCAGATTATAAGAGAGCAAATAACAGCTGAAATGAGTACGCTTATGCCTGTGGCGGTTGGGTTTGCTTCTGCCGGCGGTGATATTTCTTCGGTAGTAAACAACTATCAGAATTCCTATAATGTAGGGTCAAGCAAGCAAACGATTACGGAACAGCTTTCGAGTTTGGCTAATTTTGAAATTATGGAGAGGATGAGGGGCATAAAATGAATTTGACGGTTACGTATAAGAATGAACGGGGTGCGGTTGAAATGCAGGGCGGGGGCAGAAGCTCCCCCTTGCGTATAACTGCAATTGAAGGGCTGGGTCTTGTAACAAAAGAATATGTTACTGCGACTTATGCCGGTTATGACGGTCAGGAGACCATAAGTTCAAGAGCTCTTGCAAGAAGTATTACCATTGCGATGGAGATTTGCACCCAGAATGTTTTTGAAGAGGCGCATCATATGCTGGAGGTATTCACTTTGCCCGGTATGTTGTATATCGAAAGCGAAAATCTAAACCGACGTATAAAATGCGATCAGGTACAATGTCCTGATATGGTTAGGGTTCTGAAAGGGCAGATTGCGACCCTTGTTGTTCAGTTTGTCTGCGACAATCCTTATTTTGAGGATGGTGAGGACACGATTGTTCCTCTTTATCAGAGAACAAAGCTCCTGACTACTCCCTTTTCACTGCCGACGGCGTTCGGGAATATTGTTTTGGGTGGGGTGTTGCAGAACAAGGGTATTTTGTCCATAGAACCGATTATTTCTCTGTATTATCCCTCTGCTGTTGATGAAGCTGAAGGTATTACAATCAAAAATGAAAACACCGGGGCGAAAATTCAGCTCTTGTATGCTCCTGCCGATAACGACATTGTCATTATTGATGTAAAAAACCGAAAAATCACAAGCTCGGTCAATGGTAATATCATAAGCAATCTGTCGGATGATACCTTTCTCGGAGATTTTGTTTTGAAACGAGGAAACAATACTTTGTCGGTGGATATGGGGGACGTTTCTTCGGGCTTTACCATTGAATGTCGGTATAATAATCTTTACTGCGAGGCGGTGATAGTGTGAAGGATGTTGTTTTTTATGATTTTGACTTTAACCGAATAGGAGATTTTCGCCGTTATACGTCAGTGAATTTTACGAAGAATTATTGCGGTTACGGAACTGCAGAGGTTCACTTTTCACTTGCGATGAGTGAGATTATTGAGTTACTTGAAGAAAATCCGTATGTTTTCTTTATTTTCGAAGAGTTTTCAGCAATCGTTACGGGGTGGCAGATAGGGGACGATATTGCTATATTTGGCAGAACCCCTGAATGGCTTTTGACAAAACGTGTGCTTGAACCTCTTGAAAAGGAAAGTGCAACGCCGGAGGTTACGGCTAGAAATGCGGTAAGCTCTGCGGCAGGCGATTTTCTTGCACTTGGTAAGCTTTTGGGTATCGGAGAGAAAGAAGAATATTCTACGAGCAAGGTGCGGCTTTTGCATGATGTGGTTAGCGAGGTGCTGAATGCGAAAAATTTAGGGTTTGAGGTGCTTCCTGATATATCTGCTAAACAATTTGTTTTTCGTGTTTTTGAAGGCGAGGAAAAGACGGTTTTGTTCTCTTTGTCCAATAGAACCGCTTATGACATAACCTACACTGTTGAAAAACAAGATATGGTTTCAGGAGCAGGGTGGTACGAAAGAAAATTTGAGGATATGGGCGAATGGAATGCAAATAAAAATAACCCATCTCTTTCTAATAATAAGAGTGTAAATTATTTTCGGTTTTACAAAATCGTCACTGCTTCTGATGGTGGTTATGAGAAATTTGATTTGACATGCAAAAATGGTGAATATTTGTATTGTGACACCGAGGACGGAAAATGGAAAACAATGGCGGCAAAACCTTCAACCGGTTGGGTATATATTGATAATTCAACCGAAACAGGAGCAAAGAAATGGGAAGCTCTGTTGAGAGGAAGCAAAACAGAGGAAGAAGCTGTTGCAGAAGTTGCGGATTTGACATCAAAGGAGAATTCAGCAATGGAAGTTAAAAATGTTGAATACGGGAAGGATTACAAGCTTGGTGATATTGTTCGTGTTCAGCCTGAATTCGGTTCGTTCAAAAAAACAGTGAAAAAACGTGTCAAGTCTGTGAATATTTATTTTGATGTAAACAAATCCGGTATAATGCCGGTATTAAACAGTTTGGAGGAATAAAAATGGCAATGAAATACAGTTTTGTAGATAGTGTTACCTATGGCACAGATGATATAAACAATATAACCCGTAGGCTTGTGGGAGCCGGTGTTGCTCCCTTTCCTGCAAAGGATAGTTACAGTACATCGGATTTGAATTTGCTGACGGAAGCGGTTGCGGCATCGGGGGTTATGCTTGACGGCTGCAAATGCAGTCTTTTATGTAATGGTGATACAAATGAAATATCGGTTGCTCAGGGGATTGTTTATTTTGACAACGGAGCAACTCTTGAAGTGGATTCCGAGGGGTTTCAGATAACAGTTCAGGCGGACACGGAAGGAGTGGCATATGCATATTTTGATACCGGTCTTCAGTATGCGGATATATTATTTTCGCAAGAAATGCCAACAAACGGACTTTCTGTTTTGCTTGCAAGGGTAAATTCTGATAACACCCTGACGGATGCCCGTAGCTTTGCACGGTCAAAGGTTGCAACCTTCGGAACTAATATTGTTTGTACGGCTCCGTTGACAGAGCAGACACCTGTTGCATATGAGACAAGCCGTTATATTATTGCGACTGCAGAGGCAGATATAAGTCAGTATAATTATGCATTGATTACGGCAACTCAAGGCGACCTGAACAAGGTGGGAGGAATTTTTGACCTGAAAAAAGCAAAGTTTGTTTTTTCGGTTCGGGATAATTACAATCCTTCATGGAACAGTACTTTTCTGTACAGCGGTTCTCCGTCGGGATTGCAATTTGGGTTTGATGTAATAAACGGAAAGCTGTGTTATGTCCTTCATTGTGCTAACGGAACAATTATAAAAGATTATGACGGGCATTACGAAACAAATATTATCTTGATGTAGGAGGGATTGTATGCTTGAATTTGATGTAAGAAATCAAAAGATAACCAGAACTGATGATTTTGAGGTTGTAGCTGACAGCAGAAATTATCTTTCGGCACACTTTGTGTTTTCCGAAGAGTGGACAGATAGTATTTTTGCAGTATTCGGCTTTGACGGTTGCTTTTTTCAGGTTGAGCTTGACGAAGAAGGGCGTTGTATGATTCCCTTTGAAGTAATAAAAGCTCCGTGCTTCACTGTTTCGGTTTTTTGTGAAAAGGACAAGCTTGTTACAGCCAATGCGGTTACTGTTGGGGTTGAAAAATCGGGCTTCAAAGAGGGCGAAGTCCCCGGAACACCGACACCGACTGTGTGGGCGGAGTATATGGAGCAAATGAAGAATGTTGCATCGGAAACTGCACCGGTTATCGGTGAGAACGGAAATTGGTATTTGTGGGACAATGTGATTGGAGCATACGTTGACAGCGGCGTGTGCGCAGAGGGGAAACAGGGCGAACGAGGAGAAACAGGACCGCGAGGACCTCAAGGTAACAATGGCAGATCACCATATATAGGAGTAAATTTAATGTGGTATGTGTGGGATGAAAACAGCGGATCATTCATCAATACTGGATGGAGAGCGATAGGTGAAAAAGGGTATACTCCCGTGAAAGGCACTGATTACTGGACGGAAGAAGATAAAGCGGAAATCAAAACGTACGTTGAAGACGCTATCTTGGGAGGTGTATGGTAATGGCAACAGTTAATGAAAAAATGACGGCTATTGCTGATGCTATCCGTGATAAGACAGGTGGAACAGATGCGCTGACCCTTGATGGGATGGCAACGGAGATACCAAAGGTTTATGAAGCAGGCAAACAGGCTCAGAAAGATGAGTTTTGGGATAAGTACCAAGCAGGTATGTATGTTAATGAGACCACAGGAGAAGTTGAAGGGAGTGCATCCAGAGCCTTTGCGGGTGCTGCGTGGAATGCAAAGACCTTTTATCCAAAGCATAGCATACATCCTATTACTGCTGTGGGATTGTTTTATTATTTCAATGAAGGTTATTCGCCAATGGATCTTATAGCACGTCTTAAAGAATGCAATATTACACTTGATACATCAAAGGTATCAAATTTGGCACAGTTGTTCTTTAGCGCTGCGGTTTCGACCGTTCCCACTATAAGCACTGTTGCAATCACGGGGCTGATAGATAGATTATTTTCAGGTGCATCAAACCTGAAAGTCATTGAAAAGCTTGTTTTGCGTGAGAATGGAACACAAACTTTCAATCAAGTATTTCAAAATAATCGCAGTCTAGAAGAAATACGCATTGAAGGAACAATCGGCGGAAGCGGATTTGATATTCATTATTCTACAAAGCTTTCAAGAGAGAGCTTGCTTTCGATTTTGCAGGCTTGCAAAAAGGATAATGCAGGTGTGACAATTACACTTCCGTTGAAATGTATAGATGGAGTAACCAATACCGAAAGTTACATATCAGGCGATACGGAATTATCAACAGCTTTAAGCTCTGCAACGGCAAAAGGTTATACAGTAAATTTTGATTAGGAGGGGTATTGTGAAAATTGAAACAGTGACACAAACGATTTTGAGAGCAAATGAAGGTTATAAGCTTACGAATGACACCTCATACGGCTCAGTAGTAGTATTGGGAAATGGAGATAATCCTGACAACTGGCACGAAATAACCGTTGAAGAATACGAAAAAATTATGGCAGAACAGGGGGGAGACAATGAGCGGATTGAAGATTGAGGGAAAACCTCTCAGGCTTTTTGATTATGAAAAGGTGTGCGGTGAGGTTGGAAATGAGTTTCCGAAGAAATTCAGTTTATCCGAGCGTGTTACGGTGAAAAATCAGGAGAATACAAGCGCTTGCCTCGCCTGTACTCTTGCATCTGTAGCTGAATACATATGGGGCAAGGAAATGTCAGAGGGCTTCAATTACGGAATGTTCAGGGAGGAAAGAGACAAGAACCCCGGACTTTATTTCACAAAGGCGTTGAACCTTGCGATGAAGATTGGATTTGTGCCTTTTGATGACTTTGGAATCCTTCAGGAAATGCCCGACATACGTGACCTTGTGAAAAAGTTTCCGGAGCTTCTTGAAATCGGACAAAAGCACAGAATTTCAGGCTATGCAGACCTTTATAGCTCCAATAAAACAAAGAGAGACAATGCAATCAAAGATGCACTTACAAAAGGGAATATCGGACTTGTGGCAGCATCTTATAATTATTTCAATGAGGGTCACGCAATAATGCTTACGGGCTGGGATGACGAACAGGATGCTTATGAATTTCAGAATTCTTGGGGTGAAGAGTTTGGGGACAAGGGTATTTCATATATTCCAAAGGATGAGATTGACGAAGCTTGTGCAGTCTTTGTTGATGAAATTGAGCTTCCCTTTGAGGATGTACCAAAGGACAGCTGGTATTATAAGCCCATAAAGAATATGTATATGTCGGGACTTATAAACGGAACAACCAAAAAGACCTTTGAGCCTGACAGACCAATCACAAGGGCAGAGGTTGCGGCTATAGTTGACAGGCTTTGTGCGGCAGAGGAAGAAAATAACGGACGAATATTCAAGGTTATTAATGAGTTGATAGAGTAGAAAGGAGAAGGAATATGTCAAACGTAAAAACAGTTATATGTACGGTATTGGGAGTTATAGGCGGATTTGTTGCACAGCTGTTTGGTGGCTGGACAGAGGATATAGTAACTTTAATAAGCTTTATGGCAGTTGATTTTGTTATGGGATTGCTTCTTGCAGGAGTGTTTCACAAAAGCAACAAGTCGGAAAACGGCAACCTGAACAGCCGTGCCGGATGGAAGGGCTTATGCAAGAAGTGTGTTACGCTTCTTTTTGTTCTTATTGCTCACAGACTTGATGTGTCCTTGGGTACGGAATACATAAGAACGGCAACCATCATAGGCTTTATTGCCAATGAGGTTATATCAATAGTTGAAAATGCAGGACTTATGGGAATACCCCTTCCGACGGTTATTACAAAGGCAATTGATATTCTGAAAAACAAGGGTGAGGAAGAATGAATATTATAGATGTAAAATACACATGGAATGGTCAGCTTGTAAAAAGAAATTCCACAAAATACATAATACTGCATCACAGAGCAGGGAACGGAGATGCAGACAGTATTCACGCTCAGCATCTAACTCAGGGTTGGTCGGGAATCGGTTATCATTTTTATGTAAGGAAGGATGGCTCTGTATACAGAGGAAGACCTTTGGGAGTTATCGGAGCGCACTGCCAAGGACATAATTCATACAGTGTGGGTGTTTGCTTTGAGGGTAATTTTGAGACAGAAGCAATGCCTGATGCACAGATGGAGGCAGGACAGGCTATTGTTTCTTACATAAAAGAGGTTTATCCTTCGGCAGAGATAAAACGACACAAGGATTTTGAAAGTACAGCTTGTCCCGGTAAGAATTTTCCATTTGAAAATATAGCAAAAGGTGAAAGTTTTATGACGGTTGATAAGGCAGTTGAAATTATAAGGTCAAAGGCAGGGCTTGAAGAGCAAACAATCAATTTTCTTCTGTGTTACAAGTATGGCGAGGACCTTGTAAAAAAGCTTGCTGAGGCAATGGGGTAAGAAAAAGGCGGGGTTGACCCCGCCTTCATTTGTATTAATTATTCCATTGTAAATGTGTCAAGCTATTCCATCGGCAGTGTGAGAAATTTTCTGTATCGGATAACAAATGTGATACCGATTCACCCATCCGTGCGGCAATTAACTGCATAGTGTCAAGCGGAACATTTGAATTCTACCAGGCGGTATGAGTAAGCACAAAAATGATGAATAACGACAAGCGCAAAATGAAATGATTTTGTACCTTGAAAAAGTGAAATTATTTGTAAGAAAAAAATAAGAGTTTTTTAAGAAATTTTTAGTATTTTTCAGCACTTTTTAGTGTCTTTATTGTGCTTACAAAAGTAAATAAAAAATGCGGTAAAACCTTGAAATTATAAGGTTTATCGCATTTATCGGTTTGGTACACCTTCAGGGTCTCGAACCCTGGACACCCTGATTAACTGTTTTTATGGCATCGGTTTTTGTGGAAACATTAGGTGCAATTATTGTGATGGTTAAATATGCATTTAAGACAGACGAAGAAGTCGAAATAATAAAAATACTAAACGCAGTTGTGAAGAATTATCAAAAATATAAAAGAAGTAGAAAAAAAGAAGAGGATAAATCAGACGATGATTGTGAGTAGAAAAAGACGTTGCAGTAAAAGCAGCGTCTTAGTTTATACCTTTTTTATAATGAACGCAGTTATTTTAAATAGTGTGGTATTTGTGTGGTAATGTGTTTTGTTTTTTGTTGTTTGAGTTGGTTGATAATGAAGCACAAAACGAAAGAAAATTCCTAAAAATGGCGTTTGTTGTTTGTGCGTAAATGACATAATACTAATAAAAGGCGACTTTTAATCAAGGTGTCCCGCGTTCGAATCGCGGATGGATCACCATGAAAAAAGCGTACTGATAATTCAGTACGCTTTTTCAGCGATATAAATTCCTGACGGAATTTGTTATATACCTTTGGTACGATATATCCTGACGGATGCGATATGTTGCCTTACGGCAACGTGAAAAGGAATTTATATCATATCGTAACGAAATGAAGTGAAGTTATATCGAATTTGCGAAGCAAATATATCGTACGAGCGTGAGCGAGTATATCGCTAAAACAAGGTGCATCTATATCGTTCTGATTTGCCACAGCGAAAACCCCTCAACCACAAGGCTTTGAGGTAATAAGGATGTTTTCGACTATAGCAGAGAGTTATGTGCTCTCTGCTGTTTTCGTATTGTCGGGTATTTCTACAAGCCCGATAAAGTTATAATAAATATCTATTTGTTGTGTTGTTATACTGTCTTGCTTAACCTTTTCGTGAACCATTATTTTTTCTACAAACTCTCTTAATATGGTTGCGTTTAGTTCTTCTATGTGAGTATATTTGCGTATGAGTTTCAGAAATTTATCTGTATTGACCGCTGTCTCTGTATCGTCAGATATTTCTTTTTCAAGATTTAAAACTGTTTCCTTGAGTTGTCTTTGTTCTTCTTCATATTCATTAGAATATTGTATAAATCTCTCATCTGAAATTTTCTGCGATACATTGTCCTCATACAGCTTTTTTATTATGCGGTCAAGTTCATCAATTCGGTTTTTAGATTTTAGCAAGATAGCTTTTTTAGATTTTAATAAGTTTTGTTGCGTAACAGCATTTTCATTCAGGACAGCTTGCAGGAATTCATCCTCATAGTCTTTTGCAAAGCTGATAGTATGGTTAAGATGCGCTAAAACAATCTGCTCTAAATCAATGACTTTTATAGAATGTCTTGTACATTCTGAGGCTTTTTTGCGGTATCGACTGCAAATGTAGTGTTCATACTCTTTTGCTATCCCACGACCACGATAGTGTGTTGAATTATTTCCGCAATCTGCACATTTGACTATCCCAGAAAACATACCTAATTCTTCTGCCTTGTTTACTCGTCTTTTATTTTGACGGATACGCTGAACAATTTCAAAGGTTTCCTCGTCGATAATTGCTTCATGAGTGTTTTTGAAAACCTTTCTGACTTCTTCAGGATTTGCAACAATCCTTTTCAGCTTATACGAAGGCTTAGAATATTTAAAGCTTTCAGTATGTCCGAGATAAGCTTTTTGCTCTAAAATATTGGCTATTGATTGTTCTGCCCACTCATAAGGATGATTAACTACAAAGGGTGTATTCCATTTTCCGCTTCTTCGGTTTTCATAGGCTTTGGGTGTAAGAATTTTATCATCCGTTAAAATCCTTGCAATTTGTGATGGACCGTAGCCTGAAATACACAGTTCAAATATCCTCTTTACAACAGGTGCGGTTTCTTCGTTAATAATCAGTTTTTTATCAACCGAATTATAACCATAGGGAATTATACCGCCTGTCCGTTCGCCACGTTCTCCCTGCATATGCTTGACATATTTGACCTTTTTACTTGTGTCTTTCGGATAAAATTCGTTAAATAAATTTCTTACCGAAAACATATCGTCAAGACCGATTTCGCTGTCTGTGTTGTCGTTGACGGCAATAAATCTGACATCATATTGCGGTAAAATTATTTCAACTAAATTACCCGTTTCTATGTAGTTTCTGCCAAGTCTTGATAAATCCTTTACAATAAGCGTTCCGATTTTCTTTGACTTAATCAGTTCTGCCATTTCCTTAAAAGCAGGGCGATTAAAATTCGTACCTGAAAAGCCATCATCAATCCAAATTCTGATATTGCTGAAATTATGCTTTTTAGCGTATTCCATGAGCATTGTCTTTTGATTTGAAATGCTGTTTGATTCACCTATATTATCGTCGTCATTTGAAAGACGGCAATATAAGGCTGTAATTTTCTCTGACTGTAACATTTATCCTCCTTTCTGCCTTACAGTCAATATAATTATGGTTTTGTTACTTATATTATACTATAAGACACACGAAGAGTCCAGACATTTATTGTTTTTTGCCGCTTTCTTTTTTGATAATTCTTTCTATCTTATCTTTAGCTGTTTGTTTTGATGAGTTGCTGAAATATCCGACAGCCGTATATATAGTTTTACCTATTTTCATAACAATACCATTTTCATCAAGTCTTATTTCACCTCTTTTACGAGTTTGTGTCCACGGTCTATTGTCGTAATCTTCAATAACAAAAAATATAAGTAGAAAAATATATAGAGATATTAGTAATTGCATGAATATCATAAAGTCCTCCTATAATTTTATTTTTTCTTCACACATTATCTGCATCCTGTCGGTTACACAGGCATCATGAAATCCGCTCCGTATTCTTTCGCAAATACGGCGAGCATATCTCCGGAGTTCCACCGAACCGCTATCCAGACTTGAGGTTAGGACTTAACAGAAGTATCATTATATATCCTATGGAATCATCGCAATCCCTTTCACCACAAAAGGTAACTATCACAAGCATAATCGCAAGCGTGCTTTGATATGTCGCTTTGGCTCATCACCGCCATAGGAAGTGTACAAATAATGCTACTATTCAATTGTCAATGAGCAATGGTCTTTATAGACCTTTAAAAGAAATTGTTCAAGAAATTTATATTCTTACTTGAAACTCTTTTAAATTTTATTGCTATTTTAACAGCTGAACCTGACAGAAACCTTCATATTTAAATAATTTTTTCTTAAAAAATCATATAAAAACAGCGACTGTGATGAACTCAAAAGTCGCTGTTTTTATTTTTATTTAAACATATTAAAGAAAATTTGTGCAAGTTCTGCCCTTGTAGCATCGCCATTAGGATCAAAGATGTTGTTTCCTTTTCCGTTAACATATCCTTTACTGCTTGCGAAAGCAACACCTGCCTTTGCCCAATCAGAAATAACGTCATTATCAGTAAATGTTGTTTCTGTTATTTCTTCATCAACTTTACCAACAGATTTCAGATAATTATAAATCAATGTTACCATTTCTTCTCTTGTTATTTCTTTATCAGGTGCAAATTTATTATCGCCAACTCCATTTGAAATACCAAGCTGTTTTGCCGCTGCAAGATAGCCGGTGTACCAAGTATTACCACAATCAGCAAAATTATCTCCGGTCATTTCTTTTATTCCATATGCACGGCAAAGCATTGTAATAAACTGACCTCTTGTAACTTTATTGTTTGGAGCGTACTCTGTTTCGGATACACCACTTGTAATACCTTTTTCGTACACAAATTTTACCGCTTCATAATACCAGTCGTTCTCTTTTACATCTTTAAATGGAATTTTAGCAGTCGAAACAGGAGTGGATGGTGTTATAGTGCCGCCGGAAAATCCTCCCGAGCCGCCGGAACTTCCACCGGAACCTCCGCCTGTTCCGCCTCCGCCGCCTGATGACTTGATGGTATATTTTTCTTCCATTACATCACTATCGGTCATGCCTTCTTTCACAGCAATTGCCTTGATTGTGGTTGCCGCTGTTACTTTAATTGGTGCGGTGTAAACTGTTGACTGTTTTGTAGGTGTTGTTCCATCTGTTGTATAGTGAATTGTAGCATTTTGCGTTGTGGTTGAAAGAGTGATTTCTGTGCCGGAGGAAACCTGTCCGCCCACCGGATTAGCTACAGGCTTTGCTGTTTTTTGCAACTCTTTTTGCACTTTG